GGCGCTGTCGGCTCTGGTGGTGCGGCTGGCACATCGGGCGCCTGACCCATCATCGGTGCCGGGCCGAACAAGTCCAGCGGCTCGTCAGACACGGGAGCACCCGCGAGCCCTTCGTAGGCATACGCCTCGGCTGGGGTAGCTCCTGCCAGGATGTGTTTGTGTGCACGGTCTACCTGTGCGGTGCGCTCACCCTGGAGAGGCAGCACGGCTGCGAAATCATGGCGCAGATAGAGCCACTTCCCGTTGACCCTGCCGTAGAGCCTGCCGATGTCCATCGTCCACCGCGCATCGAATAGCCGGCTCTCGTGCTGGATGCCTCGCCAGTACACCCCGTCCTGCTGTCGCGCCGTGGCGTAATTTGCGCTTTCCTTACCGAGTAAAATGGGCGGGGTCTGGGTGGCTGCCATGATGGCGCTAATTATCGAGGCGTCGAGCTGCTGGTATTCCATGTCCCGGGGACTCAGGTTGAGGAATTCCGCCTTCGCGGCGCCACTCATCACCAGTGGACCTCCGCCCCGGCTCATTCTCGCCCATGCCTCCAGGACCTCTGCCCTGGCCTTCTCGCCCCACATGTCTCCCTCGTCGGAGGGTGAGAGCACGATGTCCGGCCTTCCTTGGCCTGCCAATTTGCGCTGATGCTCTCGTGCAGCCAGCTTGGTGTTCAGCTCATCTGACAGGGCTCTCACTGTCCCTTGTCCGTAGAGACCTTGCGGCCCATTCTCCCAGCTCGGTGCGCGCACATGGATCACCAGCCCAGGGTCATACCACCGGGCCTCATCGCCGTGGTTCAGCTCGTAGGCCTTGATGGAGCCGCCGAACCTCTGCGGGACGATCCGCACGCTCTCGGGGTGCATCCGAACCAGGGACACGGGCGGGGTCTCAGGCGAAGCGCCGACCTTGAGCGAGAAGCAATCGCCTGTAAGGAACAGATCGACGGCACACTGGCGACGGTACTCCTCCCCGGTGCTGGTCTCGTTGGGCTCATCGATGAGGTCGAGCAGCGGGTGGTCGACGATTTCCTCGGCGTCTGGGTCCCGCTCGGGGTGCCCGGCGTAGAGCTTGACCGGAAGGCTCGACATGTCCGCAGCACGCCTAACCGTGGCTGCGTACAGGAATGGGAATCGAGCGAACGCAGCCATCGAGCCCACCGCCGAATAGCTCGGCGCCCGACTGTACTCGCCAGAGGAATCGGCACCATGATCGGCCCGGTCTACCTTGGTGGTCACCGAGTCGATGGCCTTCGTTACGATACGTTCCAGCCACCTATCAATAGGGTTCGCCATGAGCCCACCCTATCACGCAGAGGCGTAACCGCCTTCGGATCTCTGGAGCCGGAAACAGATATAGCGCAGTGCGTCCATCGCGTGATCGTTGCGTTTGAGCGGTACATCCGGCCCGTCCGCCTTGCTGCGGGTGACGTTCCAGACGTAGCCCTCCATCTCGTTGATCAGGTGCCGGCAACAGTCGTGAACCAGTAGGTGAGGGTTCCCGTTCGCATCGGGCGCCAGGCGCTCGGCCACCGATGAAATACCTGGACGAATCTGGTTCCTCGCCTTGACCGTTCTCAGCTCATGCTCTCGTGCCAGGCTGTGCCTCTCACCCTTTGCTGCCGGGTCGGCTACTCTCCACTCTGGTGCGGGCTCCGTCCTGCCCGTTCCATCGCAGGTATCGCACCCAGCACTGCCGCACCCCTGGCACTGCTCGATCCGCAGGATGCGCTCACCGAGCTGGCGAATCGTGAGCCCTGCCCGGTAGACCTCGCGGTAGACGTGCAGCGTGTTGTCGGATGTGTCGAGCGCACACCAGAGCACACATGCCGGGTTCCGAGTTCCGAAGTCCCAGCCCTGGTACCGGGGCCAGCTCTCGGGAATCGGGTGTGACGGGATGACGTGGAGGTCGTGCCGCCAGTCCTCGTAGACGCGCCCCTCCAGCGAAGTGAACACGCCCCGCTCTCTGGCTGCCCTCTCGTGTGGCCCGTAGCGGGATAGCAGCTCGTCCAGGTATTCGACGGGGATGTGAGGGTTGTCCCTGGAGCTGAGCGATACGGTGACCGAGCCCGGCTCTGGCTCATCGACGAACCGCTCCCAGACCCACGACTTGCCGAGGAGAGGCGTCATCGTGGAGACCACCCGGCCCGACCGGTCGACCAGACGCACCCGCCCCTCATTCGATACGGGCTGATCGTGCTCCTCGTCGCACCACCAAAAATCCCATTCAGCTCCCTGGAAGGACCTCGCCCGCTGGTCGTTGGACTTGAAGATCAGCGTGCCGCCACCGGGCAGCCTGGCCCTGGCCTCACCGTGCCCGTACTGGTTTGACCACCCCGTCCCGGCAGGCAGGTAGGTGGTGACCTTCGGGCGCTGCACTCTCACCGAGTCGTTGCTGGTGAGCGCCGAGCAGCACACCACGCCCGGCCCTTCCTGGATGGCTGAGAGGTCGAGGCGGTTAGCCTTGCCCCACACCCTGACGGCTGGGTGGTCTCGACCGAGTGCATAGGCCACCGACAGCATCGCCCCGGCCTCTGTTTTCCCGCTGCGGTTCCCTCCGAGGATCAGGGCGTACCTCACCCCGTCACCAAGGGCAGCCTGCACCGCCCGGCGCTGAGAGGTGCGCGGGTTTGCCCTGTGCCAGAGCTTCGCCGTGGTCAGCGGGTATGCGTCGAGGATGGACGACCGGAACCGGGAGAGAGTCGAGAGCCCAGCCGCCACCCCGTCCATCAGCCGGCCTTGCCGTGATCCGCGATGCCCTGACCGAATAAAAATGAGACGATGACACCGGCAGACAAAGTGATCGCCTTCTCTGCGCTGATTTCATCGGTGAGAACACTCCCAACGATTGGGGCAATAGATCCGAAGATCGCGGCCCAGAGCTTCCGGGAACGTAGCTTTGACATAGACACCTCCGAGCCGATCATACCCCGTCGTCCGGGTGGAGGGCTCCAGGTCCGGGCTCATGCCCAGCATCCAAGGCCCACCGTGTCCACCGACGACGAATCACGTCGCAGTAGCCAGGGCTCAGCTCCAGCCCGTACCCGATGCGTTCGTTCTTGGCTGCCGCTATCAGGGTGGAACCCGAGCCCATGAATGGATCAAAGATGGAACCGCCTTCGTCAGAGTATGCTCTGATGAAGAATTCAGGCAGAGAGACGGGAAACGCTGCGGTATGTTCCGAGATCGTAGACGAGTATTTGATGTCAACCACGTTCGTCGGAAGCGCAATCCCGGTGAACTCCTCGCTCAACACTTCGTCTCCGTAATCCTTGATGAACGAGCCGCCCGAACCCTTGAAGGCTTGCTCCGAAACATGACCGACCGACGTTGGATGGAACGCGTGTCGTCCTTCCGAGAAGTGGAAGATCGGCTCAAACCCATTCTTAAACCGATTGGGGAAGAACCCGGGGGCGCCTGATCTCAGCCAACACAGTTCATCCACAAATCGCCAGCCCCACTCCCGAACGTGCGCGATGGTCAGATCCTTGACGTACAGCGACCGCTGACCGTCCTCACAGTGCTCCTTGATGTTGACGAACCATGAGCCATCCTCGGTAAGGTGGGCTCTCACGTTCTCCTGCACCGCATCGAACCAGGCCACGTAGTCATCGGGCGCTATCGGCTTGAATCCGCTGCTCTCGTCGTACTTGCGTTGGCTGGCATAGGGCGGGGACGTGAACGCCACATTCACCCGGCAGCCATCGAGCAGGCGCGCCACGTCCTCGGGGTCTCGACAGTCTCCACAGAGTAGCCGGTGTGGTCCAAGCTGGTACACCTCGCCGGCCTGGCTGTCTGGGTTCTCTGGTGGTGGCTCTGGCTCTGGCTCTGGAATGTCTCCCGATTCATAGTCTGGGTTCAGCAGCGCAGACAATTCATCCGTGTTCCAGCCCAGCCCATCGAGGTCCAGGTGATCGCTGTCCATCTGTATCAGCAGGTCCGATAGGTCGTCTGACCACTCTGCTATCTCCCCGATCCTGTTGTCTGCGAGTGCCAGCAGCCTGGCATCATCCGGGTCGAGGTCCATCACACGAACCGGCACACGATCCAGCCCGAGGCTAACCGCCGCCTTGTGCCTGGTATGTCCGGCGATGATTTCCAGCCCCTCGGCTGTGCGCCTCGCCACGATGGGCGCAGCGAATCCAAACCGCTCTATGGACCTCGCCACCTCTGGAACTGCGTGGTCGTTCTCTCGTGGGTTGTCCTGCCACGGAACCAGATCCTTGGTCGGTATCCACTCTGCCGCTTCCTCT